AGCCTAGTGTAGATGTTGATCGTCTATTATTATTCAATATTTCGCTTACGACAGCACTTAGCTCAACACCATCAAAAGTTTTTAATGTATCTAATAATTTAAAAACAGAAACTCCATCTATTTTAGCTTGGTTTAATAATGTGTATGCTGTGGCGGTGCCCGCTTGGCCAGAAAATCCTTTTGACTCAAAAAAACCAATTGCTGCTGATACTTCGTTTGCAGAAAATTCTAAAGGACTGATTCCATACTGATCAAAAAATAATTTAGTAGCTTCTGCGCTATCTTCGATTATAGGTGCTGGTAGATTAGTTGACATTATACTATGTTATCCCCGCCGGCCATTATTTTAGGGCTTGCTATTGTGGTATCTGTATTGTTTGAATTCTTTGGAAATGTTGCTCCAACAATACCGCCAACGGTATTGATTGCTCCACGAATTGTTGCAGGACTACTTAAAATATTAATTGCTTCTTGTTTAAGTCCGTCTTTACTTAAACCTTTGATATTTTTAACGGTATTTGCAGCAGCAATGGCAGTTCCTAAGAAGCCGCCGATACTACCAAATGCAGTACCATCACCTACAGCACCAAACACTGATTCAAGACCGTCTAGAACACCTCCAGGTCCTGTTAATGTTGCAACACCTCCACCGGCAACACTTAATGGACTTGGTGTGGTATCGTAGTGTAATGTAGCGAATCCCTTAGGACTTCCAATGGCTACTTGTCCTGAACTATATCTAACAGATTCATATTGAAAACTCATTGTGTTTTCTAATGCCTCACTGCTTGCCGAGTAATCAACATTACCGTGACTCCAGGATGTTATTTTTGGATTAATATATGTGTATCCGTTAAATCTTCTACGACTCATAGTATACACAGAAATACTTTTAATAAAATCTGGGCCTCTGTTATTGTCAAATCCGTATTGGAAGTTGTCTAATCCTGTCTCAGTCTGTCTATAGTTTGTTTTAGAAAATGCCTGATCAGGAAGATTTCGATCAGCAATATAATATCCCATATACAATGCCCATAGTGCATTGATAATTCCTGCGCTGTCATCGTAGAATGTTAGATTAACAGGATCGTAAGTATAGTTTTTGTAAATTATTTTTTTACGATTATATTGATTTTTAGTAACAGATTCGATTGTGTACTTAGGCAAGTCGGTAGATTTTACTAAGAATCCAATTTCGTCGGCATGTCTATTTGTAAATTGAGGTGCTTTAATTGCAGTCTTATCTAATTCAAATCGAACATAAAATAAGAACTTGGTTCTCGGAGCCAACCTCATTGTATCGTCTATATACAGACGAGTTGCGTGTTGCCAATTCCCCCAAACACCTTTTGGATTTGTTAGACCTTGACCGACACCTGTAAGGAAACGAGTAAATTTATTTGCCATACAAATATTTATGCCACAAAAAAACCCGGAATATTTCCGGGCTCTTTTGACTCAAATGAGTTATTATTGTGCGCCTGAACGTCCAGTAACAGCTTCGCCAATTGTACGACCAACAACTGCGCCAATACCACGATCTGTTCCGGAGCCGTTTGCTCCTGCAAACTGAATTGCGTTATCGAAACGAATTGTTAATGCCACGGTAGCATGTTCGTTAGTACCGTAGGCTAACTCGCCGTAGTCTGCATTTTGAACAAAGCAACCATACATTTCAAATTTTTCAAGAACGTTTGCTTCGCTAGCACCGTTACCGCCGTCAAGTACTTCAACGTTAGTTTGGAACTTGTAGTCGATACCAGAACGTGCAGATGCCTGTTCCATAAAGTCAAATTGTTTCTGAATTTGTTGACCAACAAGTTTTTGTACAAAACCAGATGCATCATCACGTAGTGTTAATGTAACGGTTTCGAATGAGTACTTACCTGCTAGGTATACTTTTGAGTTGTAAACATCTAGTGTCATTTCTTCAAAAGATACTTTAGGTCTTGTAACGTCTTGAACCTGCTTAGTTAATTCTACGCTAGATTCAACACCGAAACCAAGTAATGTTACTCTAAAGCGATACTTTAGTTTTGGCATTAGCAACGCTGTGTTGCTGTTTGCACCTGATGGTGGAATAGAAAATCTATTCAGTGATGATAGTGCCATTTTTAAATCTCTCCTGTGTTCTTAACACGCAATGGAATGTAAATGAACTCAACTGCTTTCACTGGTTCAATTGCGATATCAACATAAAGTTCGTTACGATCGATTCTTGATGGTGTGTTATTACTTTCATCACAAACCACCGCAAAGTCGTATAGTGCTCTTAAGCCTACTAATTCAAGCAATAAACTTTCTACTGCGCCTTTAATTTCGTCTCTAGTGATTTTATCATTAGGTTCAAAAATGTATGGACGAGCTAGTTTGTTTAATTGGCTTCTCAGGTATACAACTAAACGTGCTACGTTAATTCTATCTAGTGCAGAAGCATTCTTTGCTCTTGTTTTTTGACCAAATGCTACGTGTCCTACGCCAACAAAGAATGGAATTGGATTAATCTTTAGGTCATAAAGAACATCTCTCATACCTTCGTTTAGGAATACGGTTTGGAATTCTCCTGATACAGAATCAATGTAACCAACTGATGTTGCATTAGTAATACCGCCACGTCTTGTACCTGCTGGTGCAAACCATGGATAAGAAACTTGATCGCTTAGTGCAATTGTCTTAAGCATCATGTGTGTTGCAGGAACAACTGCATTAACACCACTTAAGTCTGTTGTAAATCCATTTGGATACCACATTGCAGAATATTCATCATAAGTTACAACACCTGCATCACCGTTGTCGGTTACTGCGTTTGCGTTTGTACCCCAATTAATAAGTTCTGTTGCGTTGCTCTTTAAGCGGAATGGAGTATCTGCAAGAACAAATGCTGTCATGCCACGATCAATGTTTAGGTTAACTAGGTTGCTGTACACTTCTGAATATCCAGGTGCAGCAATTAAGTTAAAGTTTCTGCGCTCTTCATCGCGGATTTCTGAACTTGTATCAATTACACTCTTAAGTGCTTGAACAACAACTTTACGTTGTGCCTTGCGACCAAATGTACCAGAACCGTCTTCGTTATTACCAGATGCTGTTGTCCAACGATCTGTTACGTATAGTTCCATGCTTACATTGCCCATGCGTCCGTTGTCTGCTGTGACATCGATGTAACTATTTCTATATTGTTTTACGTTACCGCCAGAACGACGTAGGTTCCATAGCAACATGCCTTTTGGATATAGTGCTGGATCTGGAGCGTCAAAGTCTAAGAAGTCACTGCTTAATAAATCAACAATTGTTGATGCTGCAAGAGTTGGACTTACAGATGTGTCGCCGCCGCTAGTTGCCCAACGTGCATCAGCAAATACAATTCCTTCTTCTGAAACTTGATCAGTCTTGTCAACTAAAACCCACTTATCGGTAATACCGCCTTGAATGTCATCATTAAAGCGATAAATTGTTGGGAAGTTTTCCATATCAGCTGTGCTGATCCACAAATCGTTAGTTACAAGAGATGTTACACCGTCTTGTTGTGTTGTTGGCATACTTGCACCTACATACGGACCTGCTGGATCTGTTGAAGCAAATACGTTTTTGTAACCTTTCCATGTAGAACCATTGTGAACCATGATGTCAACATCGCTATAAACGTTGTTAAACCATAATTGGCCGTCTTCTGCTTCATTTAATGGAGCATCGCCACTTGCTGTAAATCCAGCAGTTGCTAGTGGTTGCCAGTAAGTTGCTAGATAACCGTCAGCTGCGCCAGGTGCTGCTGAGCTTAAATCTAACACATAAGCAGATGCACTGAATAATGTTGCAAATGCTGTGCTTGATGTATCTTTAAATCTAATTTCGCCGCCAGCTTTGTGTTTGATTACTAACTGGTTGTCTGCTGAAACACTTGCTTCAACATTGTTTGTAATTTCAACTAAGCCAGTTGAGTCATAAAATGTTAATGCGTTAATTGCTGCTGCAATTGTTTCTGCATCAGTGCTGTCGCCTGCTGCTGTAAATGTAACGGTAGCTGCTGTACTTAGAGCTGCATCACCTACAACAGATTGTTTAATTGTAAATGTCTTAGCACCACTTAGTGTTCCATTAGTAATTACTTTAGAAGTAATTGTTGTTGCACCTTTAACAGCACGTCTCCAAATTTTAAATTTAGAAGTTTCTAATGTAGTGTCAGTTGACGGAGTACCGTTTGGTGTTGAATAACTAAATTCTTCGTCGCTGTTAAATTGAACAAATAAAGAATCTTTGTCAATTGCTAAACCGCCATTTGAGCGATCTAAATAATAATCTGCGGAATGTGTTGTTCCATAGATTGGAGCAGAAATTGCTGTCCATGCTTGTGTAGCTGAACTATATTTCTTAACTCTCCAACGAGCACCATTTCCTGGCTCTGTAGTTTTAATCCATACAGAACCTGTTGGATATCCTTGTTTTGTTGAAGGATTATCTGTTCTCTTAAATGTTGGAACAGAAGTGTGTGGAGCGTGAACTAGTTTTGGTTGTAGGTATGTACCTGTTGCAATTCCTAGATCAGTTAGAACGGTTCCCGAACCTGTTGCAATTACAATAGCACCACTTAGTGTTGAATCGCCTGCTGTATCTGTAGAACCATCTGAGTATAGATATAATCTGCTGTTTGCTACTTTAGCACTCACACCAGTAATGCCTAAGCCGTTAATATAACTTGCTGTTGCTGATAATCTTGCACTTACGCTGCCGCCTGATTGAACTGCAACTGATGTTCCATTGATTAAGAATGTATCTGCTGCTGTTAACGCTGTCACGGCGCCACCGCTAACGGTTGGCCAACTTGCTGCCCAGTCATTGCTGCCTACTAAAACCCAGCTACCGGCTGTTACACCAGCACCGCTGTTTCCAGGAGTCTTAAAGTATACTGCTGCTGGACCTGTTGATACTGCAACTACGGCATAATCTCCAATAGAACCAACTGATGCTAAAGGAACATCTGAACCGTCTAATTTTGATGTATCGTCATCGGATAAAACAATTGGAGTTTTTGCGGCAAACTTTTGTCCACCGTTTGGAACGGTTGCGCTGTTCCATTCTTGAATACCCCATGTTGTATTTTGTGTGTCTAGCCACCATGCGCCGTCTGTTGGATTTGCTCCCGGGGCGTCTGCTGTTGCTTCTAGTTGATCAAGATCTATGTCTGCTCTTACAATGAAAGCTGCGTTCGATGCGCTTAGATAGCTATATGCTGCTAGTAGACCGTATTCGTTACGCTCTCCGCCATGGATTGGTGATCCACTGGCTGTCTTTTCAAAGAACGGAACACCAAATGTATCTACCAAATCTTTCTGGCTTGTCATCTTATAAGCCTTACCAGCATTTGCTTTTAATGTTCCAGCAGCGGTGCCTGTGCCTGCTGCATTTGTTTTATTCTGTCCTGTGGCCACAACGATAAGCGGAGTTGTACCTGGTTCTGCAGGTGTGTAAAAACTCTCGTCAATTACCGTTACTTGTACGCCTGGTGATGTTAGTGCCATTCCCTATTCTCCTGGTAATAGTTTTACTCAAAGTATTTAGCGGTAAAAGGTAAAAATACCTTCTTATAACATCAGAAAAAGGGGAAGAAAAGGTGTAAATATTTTTATG